CGGTACTTAGAGAGTTACTCATAAATACGGGCATACCCATCGTTTGGCCTACTTGTCCTGAGTGTATCGGACTGTTATCGGCATTATAACCGGCAATGTCGTATCGGACAAAGCTGGCGCCAAAGGTTCCGCCTGGATTAAGCATATCTGCATATACCGTAGGATTAACGACCATATAAACATCGCCGCCGGTGTAATCGACGTCGTTTTCGCCAAGATTAGCGATAGCGCCTTCTAGTTCGTTCGCTGTTATTTGGTCATCCGTGGCAAGCGTTACGCCTTCATTCACGGTAATAAGCTGGCCGGCAATAGACGAGTCTAATTGCTTGGCTAAACTGTAGCCCATGGCCCGTGAGTATTTTGAAAAAAGATCTACTTGGCTCTGGACTGCCAAAACATCAGTAAATAATTTTGCAGAATAGTAATGCTGGTTAACGGTTAATTGAGTTTCGGTTTCCGCTGGTGCCACATAACTAACTTGGGCGCCGTCGGTAAGGCTCGCTGCTGTCATTTTAGCAATCTCGGGGAAATGGATCGTATCGCCTTTACCTTTTACCATAGACGAATAATCGTCCACAAGGTTTTTAAAGACGAGCTTTTCCTCGAAATACTTATAGATAGAATCGGCCCACATTTCTGGAATAAAATACTGGGTTACGCCAGTATCAAAAATAGTTCCTGATGGAGTTGCCATAATTTTTTCCTAATTTATTGAGATCTTACTGACTTTTGCGCGTACTGTTTTGTAATCTGCGCCCATGCAGCCTGGCGTTCTTTCGGCGGTAATTTGTCGACATCTTCTAATTTATATGTCTTACCGCTGATAACCCCTGGCGTCTCTGGCGGATTCTCCGCAGTTTGCGCCGTAGATTTTTTCTCTACGTATTTTAAAGTAGCTAGATCTAGTTTAGATAATTGATCTCGTTCATCTTCTGGAAAACCTTCCAGGATGTTCGCCCGTTCGGCGTCGTCCCGTTTACGATACCCCTGTAATTCAGCATCCATTTTAGCGCTCTTTTCTTCTAACTCCTGGATAACGACTTTATAATCGCCGTCTGCCTGGAGTTTATTCTTTCGCGCCTCGTCTTGCTTTTGTTCTATTTCGGCCAGGCGACCTTCCGCCTCCTGTTTCTTTTGCCGCTGAAGTTTCGCGTTCTGTACTTCCCTGGTATAGAGATCTTTAAAGTCTACGTCCGCGGTCTGGGTCGCAGTTGAATCGGTCTGATTCTGTGTTTCTTTACCCGCCTGGGCTATCATTTCTTCGGCCATCTGGTCTATTCCTTTACATTATTAAAAGGTTGTTAGTCGTATTTTAGTGAATTTTGACTAAATTTCCACTATATAAATGCAAAAACTTACAGCATACAAAAATAAATGGTTTCAGTTTACCGATTATAAGCCGCACCCTGGACAGCTAAAACTACACAACGCCTCTAAGAAATTTCGATTTATCGTAGCAAACTGCGGGCGTAGATGGGGAAAATCCTTCTCGGCAGCCAGGGAAGCGGAGGTCGTAGCTACACAAAAAAATAAACTGGTATGGATTGTGGCGCCTACCTACGGAACCAGCGAACGTATTTTTAGGATCCTTTGGGATAATATGATAATTAAACACCGTATGCCTACCCGGCGTAAATCCTTAAACGATCAATATATCGAGTTTGAATGGGGCGCCATAATCGAGGGGAAATCGGCGGAGCATCCGGAAGGATTGATAGGCGCCGGCTGCGATCTTGTGATTATGGACGAGGCCTCCAAGATGAATTTAAAAAGGATCTGGCAGAGTTATATCCGTCCTACGCTATCAGACAAAAAAGGAAAAGCTATTTTTATTTCTACGCCTTCCGGTTACGATTATTTCTGGGAACTTTTTAATATGGCCAAGACCCGTAAGGAGTGGTACAGTTTTAGTTCCCCGTCCTGGGAGAATACCTATTCCTTCCCCAAAGGCAGAGACGAGGAGGATCTAATCGAAGCAGCCAGCACCTTATCTCAAGAGGCATTTTCTCAGGAATATGGTGCCGCTTTTACATCCATGAGCGGCCGGGTTTATGCCGACTTCGATCGCGAAAAAAATACAGGATATTATCCGTATATTCCACTATATCCAGTCTATTTATGCCTGGACTTTGGCTATCGTATGCCCGCCGCTTTATGGTTTCAGACCTACCGGCACGACGGCGCCAAGGATGACGACTGGCATATAAATATAATCGACGAGATCCTCCACGTACCCAATTTAAAAATATCCGACCTGGCCGACCTTATCCAGAGAAAAAAATATAGGATCCAGCAAGTTTTCGGAGATCCGGCCGGCTACCAGGTGCAGTCATCGGTCGGCGTTGGCGAGTCGGAGTTATTTTACCAGGCGACCGGGCTGCGGGTCTGGAGTTTAAGAGACAAGCCGAGCAGATCCATCGCCTCCGGTGTAAGTCATGTGCGCGGATACATAAAATCGGCGGACGGAACGCGCCGGCTGCACATAAATAATAACTGCGTCGGTTTAATTGAAGATTTAGAAAGTTACCGCTACCCAGAGAGAAACGATGGGCAGCCATTGAAGGAAGCGCCGTTAAAAGATGGGTATTCCGAACATGGTGCAGATTGTTTAAGATACGGCGTAATAAATCGCTTCCCAATTAGAAAATACAAATATAGGACGGCCAAACGATGAGAGAATATGCAGAACAGCTAATTACACAGTCTATAAAAGAGCATAAGCTCCTCGCCAGCCAGAACAGGCGGGACATGGTACGAAAATACCTAGACTATTTCTCTGGCGACAATACGACCCAGTATATAGAGCGTCGATTTAATGCTGCGGCCTTCCAGGAGGTGCCGCCGGCTTGTGTTAATATTACCAGGCGTTTTATTGATCGCATGAGCCGAATCTACACCCTGGGCGCTGTCCGGAACGTAAAGGGTCAGTACCAGGATCTATCATATTTAAAGAATTTAAAGATGAAACACATAGAGAAAATGACCAGGCTACTAGGCACCCTGGCTACCCGCATTTCTTTTAGATCAGACCCGGATCCGCATTTTAATTATATACCGATATACTATTTCGACTGCTCCTTCGGGGACGATCCCTATAATCCGATAGCTATTACCTACCCCATGATGCAGCCGGTATATGATGCAAGCAAGACCCAGGAACTAAGTTACTGCTACTGGGACGCGGAGCATTACGTCGTATACAGCGAGCATGGCGACGTTACAGAAGAGATCCAGCACGGATACGGCGTCTTACCGTTTGTTTTTACCCATAGAGATAACCAGCTAGACGAGTTTTTTGTGGGCGGTGCTTACGACGTTGTTTCCTGTAATGAATTAATGAATATTCTACTTACAGAGGCCAATTTAGGTATGCGTTTTCAAATGTTCGGCCAATACACAATTACAGGGATGTACTCAGACGAGAACCTTAGCCGCGCCGGATCCGACGAAATTATGATCGTTCCGGAGGGTGTAGACATAGAGATTCTCTCTCCCAAAGGAAATTTGGACTCAGCCATGGGATTAATTCGGCAAATGCTGGATCTAACCGCCCAAAACAATCACCTTTACGTAAGTTTTGAAGAGAACGGAGCCGATAGGCCCAGTAGCGGCATTGCTCTAAAGATAAAAGACCTGGAGAGATTTGAGGATTACCAGGACGACTTAGAGCTGTGGAATATCTACGAAAAGGAAATTTTTAAGATCGAAAAGGCTGTGGCTGGCGCTAACGGAATAAATATCCCTGGAGATCTGGCTATAGACTTTAGCGAGCCAGAGTATCCCATGACCGTAGCCGACCAGATCCAGATAGACGAATTTCACCTAGCGCACAACCTAACCACGGAAGCCGGCCTTATGGTTAAATATAATAACGACCTTTCGATAGAAGAGGCTAAGGCCGTAATCGAAAAAAATAAGGAGTCTAATGGCCAGGGAAAAGAAGAACCGAAGCAATCAATTTTTAGTCAGTTACGTAACCAGCCTCCAGCGGCTTAACGACATTGAGCCGGAGGCGCCCGGAGATATTGATATAGATGAAATTATAGCGGATCCTACGGCTTTCGCTCTTGCTTTTGTAGAAAACGAGTTTGCTAAAAATATCCCCAGTTTTATAGAGGCGTTTAGGCTTGGTCAAACCTTAGCTAAAAAGAACCTGGCGGAAAAGTAATTGGAAAAAGAGGGTTTAGAATTATTTATCGGATCCCAAGTCTATTGGTTTGTCGGCCTGGCTCTATTATTTTTTATCCGAAATATCATAGAGGGAATGATTGCGGGTCTTTTAATATTTTTAGGCGGAGATTATAACTCAGACGACGTAGTTTATGTCGATGGACTCCCAGGCAGAATTATTCGCGTTGGTTTATATAAGACAGTTTTTTTCTTATATGATATTACTAACGACCCCTATACTGGCGAGGCCAGGGTAAGCGGCGGGACTAAAATGGTTATTCAAAACAGCGCCTTACAGGATCATAAAATAGAAAAGCCCCTACAAAACCTGGATCTAACGCGATATAAAAAGTCTCCCAGAAAATTAGACCGGAGGACTGATGCTTAAAGGCGTCAAACGGAATTACGATCCCAAAAAGCTGGCAGCAAAGATGGATACCATCTGGATAGATGCTTTTAAGCCCATGATCCGAGAACTAAACAGAGAAATTCAAGATAGCATTGAAACTTCTACTGACATAGACGGGAAGAAATTTAAGAGGTTAAAAAAGTCTACAACCGATATACGTAAACAGCGCGGGCAAAAAACTCAGCCGCCTTTATTAATAGGCGGAGAAATGCGTAAAACTAAAATTATACAGGCCACTAAAACCAAGCCCTCGTTTGAAATAGAAATGACCGGCAAGAATAAAGGCGTTTATTATGGAGCCTTGCATAACCAGGGTTTCATATCCAGCGGAATGATACCTGGTAAAAGAGTCCCCGCACGTAATTGGTTTGGGATCCCCAAAGAATATAAAAAAGGCGGTAAAAAATATGAGGAGGCCCGCCGTCAGGTGCGCGATAATCTCC